GAATCAGTGGAAAAACGGGCAGAGAAAATACATGGGGCGTCAGGAAGCTGAGAGCGAGCCTCATCTTCTGTTGGTGCAATAACGAAGTGATAGTGACGTTTTTGGCAGGAGTAAAAGCGCCAGATAAATTCAGGATGAGTTGGGGTAGGGATAGTAGCCATATTGGCAGCCTCCTTAGACGTTGGTATGTAACCACCGCAGAAGAGACCAATCTTGCTGGCGGTGGACTGTACGGAGTTGGCCTTACTGGCGTCCAAGGTAACCAGCCTACCCGAAGGTAGCCCCATACAGCCCACCATTGTAGAGGTGTGCGTGTACGCCGATACAAAAAAAGACGCGAGCGGCGTCTGTATCGCCTTAGACTTAAGCGGGAGGCCAATCCCGGCACCCGTTTTAATGAGGTGCCTGATAAGCATAAACCGAAAATGCCTCAAGGCGCAAGAGGTCAGGCTCAATGTAACATCGGTAGTTAAAAAACACAATTTATTAGAGCAAATATTCATTCATTAAGCCATGCCAGAGCTTCATCAACCTGCGCTTCGTCTTCGACGCTAAGCACTTCATCTTGGGGAACATAGTTCGCCAACATAGCGAAACAATATGTATCCCAATGGTCCGGTGAGTGCAGGTTGAGTTTTTTCTTCATATCTTCCTTTGACATCACCTTCCATTGACCTGCGGAATTTATCCCTACCGGTATCTTTGATGCTTCCTCTATAGTCGCAGCCCCCTTATCAAGCCGCATACGCCCTGATTTTACAGCTTCTGCCGCCTGAATATTCGCGAAAGCGCGCATATCGAAATAAAGGCTTTTATCTTCACGGCTGTGCATCTTTTTACCCCAGCGGATACGCTGGACGGTAATACCATAGCGTTCGTACATCAGATCAGCCGTCGATTTCCCCAAGCCATCGCCATCAATAGCTATGGTTATGTTCGGGAACCGTTCTGGGTTACATTCTGCGAAAATCTTGGCGGCTAACTGCGTTTCTGTAACGTCTGTGTATTCCAGCATACGATAGTTGATTACACGGCGTTTATTTCGCTGGCCGGACACCATCATGATATTAATAACGGACTTATCTCGTCCTGTGCCACCAGCAACGTCAACACATGCAACCCAGCCCCATCCTTTGGCAATCTTGACCTTTCGCCGCGTCGCCCGCTCAACCTCATCACGACCAAGAAGAAAGCCATCTTGAGATTTGGGAAATTCACCACGTACTTTGATCATGTACATGGGGTTATCACGACCGCCATACTCCGCAAGTTTTGCTCGTATAAATTTTGCATCTACAAGCGGAGATTCTTCACTATTCAGTATTATCGCAGTAAACAATCCATCAGGATTTCCCGGGCGAATAGCTAGTCTGTGGTGTGAATCGTAGAAATAGCCTGAAGGTCGCGTAGGCTGGGAAAGAAGCAGAATACGGTTATCCTTACCGGTCAGCGCACCTGTTATCACACTGAATGCTTTATCACTCACACCCGACGCTTCGTCGATGATATACAAGAGATGATCGGCGTGTTCACCAGCCAACGCCTCCTCATTTCCGGGGCGACAGGACTTTATCAATATTGTCCAAACACCCTTGCCAGTCACCTCAAAAAAAGACGTTTCTGTAAGAATGAAATACTTCGACAACCACGGGAATCTGCTAACAGCAGTAGCCCAATTGCTCTTTATGTATTTGAAAATACCATCAAGGACTTGCTGTCTTTTGTTAGCGACCAGAATAACGCGAGCGCCGGGGAAAAACATGATGAAGAGTATTGCAATGATACTCGTCATATCCGACTTACCAGTACCATGGCCGGAGGTCACACTTGTCCAACTGCCGTCCTGCTGCGTGGACTCAATGATCTCATCCTGCTGCCAGGTTGGTGTCTTCCCAAACAACACATCAGCGGCCGCAATCCAGTCATAACGATATAGCGCCACCAGCTCGCGCCAACGTGGGTCCGTTACGCAACTTCTGGCCATTAATCATCATCCCCGTACAGTTTGCGGGTAACTTCTTCGTCTTCCTCCTCGTTTTCGTCCAGATCCTGTTCAAGCCATGCTTCGTTTGATATGCCTTCCGCATCGACATCACCATAACCACCTGTATCGACGATATCGGCAATTTCTTCTCTACGATGCTCAATCCACAATGCGGCATCAGCGCGGCGGCTGGCGGCCCGTTCTCGCGCAACTTTGTCCAGATCTTCAAGAGAAGGGCCACCGACGGCTGTTTGCCTTTCCTCATCATCGGTATTGGTCTTAGGAGCACGCAGATCGGCTTTGATTTGCTCCAGCATCAGGGGCGGAACTTTCCCACCATGCGCCTCGATGAATTCAGCTGCTTCCAGCACTGACCAGTTATTTTCACGCTTTCGTTCGTATGCCAGCTTAACAATGCCAGCTTGCCCCATAGATAAAGCGTGCTTTTCCGCCTCCCGGCTTTCTTTTCGATAGTTATTCCGGATGCTGTAAATGGTGTTGATCAGACTGCTTATCTGCGCGGAACAGCTGTTTAGCATGCTCGCGATACGGTATTCAGGCGGAGTACCTTCATCATCGTCTTTTTGCTGATCGCGCATTTCCTGCACCAGGCGAATACACGTATCCCTGGCGTTCTCCAGCATAAGGAGATGAGAAAGAGACTTTTCAAGAAGAGTGGTTTCCAGAACATCGGCCCCGGACCGACGCAACATAGCGCGCGCGGCCTTCCGCGCTTCAACGTTATCTATCAGGTAATCGCCAGCTTCGAATTCAAAGCGTTCACCATCATCATCCAGGGTGTCGCGTTCCAGGCGATCACGTAAGGTCCGGTGGGCGCGGGTGATCACGTCATGATCATCTGAACGATCATTTATGCGCTTATTTTGGCGCTTCGCATTCTCGACTGCGGCACTGATAACGGCATTAACTCTCTGTTTTTCCGCTATTTCAGCCGCAATATGATCACCTGCATGTTGATCATTAGAGTGATCAATGATCATGCTTTTTAGTGGCTTCCTGACTGGCTTATTTGGCTTGCGGCTGTCCGCAGTCCTGGAGTCTTCTTTGAAGGCACGGAGATAACGACGTGCGGTATTAGGGTTAAGATTAAACTCGGCGGCATACTGTGCGATGGTGTAACCACCATCTCGCGCCAGGCGAGCAAAATTCTTCTTGTGATCGTCCCAGGTCACTTATGCTTCCTTTCGTAAAAACTCTTTTTGACGCGAGGGTAACGAAAGTCACATGTCAAAAGGCCCGGAACGGGCAAGCAATCAATCAGATACGTGCGGATGTGGCATTACCGTAATGACGGTGCTGACGGGCCACCTTATTGAAAAGTTGACGCGCCATTACCCAAGGCTGGTGCTCCCGGCGTTCCTTTTCGTCCTGCGTCATATAGAGTTCGTTCTGGAGTTTTTCATCAAACCGGCGCGGAGCGCGGCTACGGCGAAAGAATTCAGGATTCAGAGAGTGGATCTGAAATCTACGTGGGCGTGTACTGTCATCAATCAAAACAGACGAATACTTAGACACAGCGATAGCCTTTAAGCGCAGATAAACATCGCGCTTATCGACATCCAGATGCGGGTATTCCTTTTCAAGGATTGCTGCGAGTTCTTTCGCTGATAGAAAAGACTTAGTGCGGATCATGTAATCCGCAATCTCATACGATGTTATTCGTGAGTGATTTATTTCCATGAAGTGGCGTCCCTGCCAGTTAAGTAACATCCTGTCACCTACTGATTAGCCCATGTCAACTAATCAACGTGGAATATAATACCCTCTATTAAAGAAATAGCAATACATTAGAGCAATTTTATCTAACGCTCGACGAGTGACTTGTGATAGCGCCGACTCCAAGCGCGTAATCAAAGAACAATCGTTGATGCATCGCCAGCCTACCGTGCGTCTTCTCCCAATTATCGCGGTCACGCTCAATATCACGCTGGCATGACTGGCACAGAGGAATTGCGTAAATGTCATGCGCGCATAATCGACTATGACGAACGATATAAGGCGTAATGTGAGCGCCAGCTCCCGCCGCTCCACACCCACAGCATGGACGGGAAGCAACAAAGTCCATGTACTCAGGTAATTTTAGCGATTGAAGTTTTGGTATCTTGAAATGCGCCATACCTGGGTCGGAGTCAACATCCACAGGGCATACTTTTGCACGCATCGGCGCGGCGCGTTCTTCCATCATCTGAACATATGCTGTAGCGCGATCGTCATACGGGCGAATATCCGCCTCTTTCAGAGGTCCGCTATCCTGCGTTGCGGCTTTCATCTTATTTATTGATATACGGCAAACTTCTTCCGGCATCAGGTGCATCATGTTGCGCATGAAAGCCCACCAGCACAGTTCCTGAATACTTAAATCATGGCCATCTGAAAGCCCCATTTCCTGACGGGCGACATCCAGTATCCAGTTAACGCGATTATTATGCAGCGTTTCTTTCAGCTCATTAAAACCACGCATCCGGTAATGGTTATCGTGATGCCAGCACAACAACACCGCGCTATTGTCTCGTTCTGCGTGGACAATATGGTTGTCACACCAGCTACGATCTGCGGCCTGGCATTGCCCCTCTTTCCTGCGCAACCACGCCACCAGCGCGTCAATTCCACCAATACGGCGAAACAGTTCATCGCTGTTAAAAAACGGCTGCAACGCCTCATTTGTTGCCATGGTTTGCTCGGTAACAACGAGGCCGTCTTCCATGTGCTCGATTAACTCACGCGGCACCGGCTCCATAATAAATTTACGGCCAGCCTCCACCAGCTTTCTGACCTCCTGATCCACTTTGAACGTGGCGAGGCCAAGCTCTTTCTGTACAAAGGGAGTAATTACGGCTTTCACATCACACCTTTAATCACTGATTGGGCTTTATCTGCTGCCCGGCATTCTCTGTTTAAGCACTACCATTTCCTGACGGCATAACACAGCAATAGCGGTCCTGGCACCAATTTGCTTACCAACCAGGTATTGCTTTACCTCGCGGCGACTCACGCCATCAAGAAGCATCTTTAACGCTTCACGGGACAATTTGTTGTATTTACGTGCCATTAATCTACTCCGCGGAACCATACAATCTACGTAACGTGTCGGCGACAGAAGATACAGATATCTCTCCGGTCGCAGCCCCTACGGTAAGGTCTGCCAGTTCAGGTGAATCAAATACCTGCACCCCGTTACGGCGTAGAAATAACAGCGCACTGTTTAGCGCGGTACGCTTATTGGCATCATTGAATATATGCCCTCTCGCTGTAGCCACCAGGTAGGTGGCGGAGACTTCGAAAAGGTCGGTGATCTCTTCGTAGGCAACTCTGGCCTGAACTCTCCCGATAATGGCCTCTGCCCTACCCGGATCTGACATTCCCGGCAGGCCGCCGTAGCGGTTTATATTCGCATCATGAAGCGCAATAAGTTCTTCCGGTGATATATGCCTCATTATCGGTTAACCAGTTCCTTGTTGGTGGAGTCCAGGGTGTCAAACAGGGATGCAAATTCAGCATCCAGCGCCGCTTTTTTGTAGGCTTCGAAAGTAGCCTTGCTGACAATTACTGCTGGCTCACGGCCTCTGCGGGTGATTTCAACCTCTTCCCCGGCTTCAACATTGTTGAGCACTTCAGAAAGGTTGCCACGCGCGGTACGGAAGTTAATGGATTGCATAAACACCTCGTGTACTCGTTATGTGTACACAATTATAAACTTCACAGGCATAAAGCACCAGCACTTTGCAGCTTAAATCACCGGACAATCATCAAATTCCCCACTTCGGGCATCATTGATGACATGAGTGATCACACCAAAAACAGCATTACTACCCGTGTAACCATCGTCATCTACTGGTAACGCCTCTTTCTTCCCGGTGCTTAAATCCTCCAGGTGCTGGCGCGGATACTTCCTGTATCTCTTTATGCGATATTCACCCTCCATAGCGCACACAAGCAGAGAACCATCAACCGGAGTAAGCGAGGAATCAACCACCAGCAAAGCACCCTGCAATATTCCCTCACGGTGATGGCTATCAGCTGCCCGCATGAAGTAGGTTGCTGATGGATGTCTAATTATCTGCTGATCAAGAGAAATTCGGCTTTCAACATAATCCGCCGCAGGAGAAGGGAAACCCATAGCGTTTCACCTCAAAAATACTGTTTATCTGTACAGTATACATTAAAGAAGCACCTTTGGTGCAAACGCGTTATGTACATCAACCACCGCTGATGATTTTTGTGCGCTTTGCTACTATTCATCACCGCGGGATCAGCGTAACCTCGTTGCCAATCAGTTAATAAGGAATTAGCTATGCCTAATCGCATTCCTCTCGATCCTGTATTGCCCAAAAATTTTGACTGCACTCCTAACGAGAAACGCTCTAAAGCTCAGCTGGACGCCTGGTGGGACCATCCCTATGGGGTTACAGAACATGACGGGAAAATTGTTGTTTATTGTCTGAATGGTGGCGCGTGGGACCGTCCATCCGTGCTTGGTTTGGCAAATAACTATGATGAAGCCTGTGAACTTGCCGAAAGACAGCAGGCAAGCTGGGTAAAAACACGGTCTGAACCGACATTCATGTTTTCAAAAGAACCGCCATTTATACTGGCGAGGATGCCGCAGCGACCGGATCATCAACAATAAATTGTTGCTGAATTTTCCTCAAGGGATGAGATGAATCTCTTCTCATTAAAGCAGGAAGAAAGGGATCGCGTCGAAGTGTCTCCAACTCTCGACCACAACCGGATGAACCTGGCCCAACTCGCCTGGTACAGCAAAGAATTAGAGATGTCTATTGCCCGACTTGAAAACGAAAAAGCCGCTATCCAAGCCCAGCATGAAGTAGTTCTGAACCGGATTAGAGAAATGCAAAACGATAATAGAGGCTAAATCGAGGTAGAAAACACATTGTTTAAGGCCACTAATTGTGGCCTCAAAGGGGAGAGATGCTTATTGGCTATGGCTAAAAATCAAATGAGACACTTCATGTGGTTGTAGCTCGTCAAGATCCGGGGCCACAAAACCTTTTCCGAAAGACTTCACAAGTAATTCACCAGCCGCATCATTGTCACCTATTACACGAAAGTCATACGGCAGCATCGCAAGTTGACGGCGTAATCCTGCGGAGAAAGTCGAACCTAACAGCGCCCACGAATTGCCGCCCGCGTTGTGTACAGCTGCGCTCTTAAAAATAGACTCAGTTATCCATATTGGGCCATCTTTTAAAGGAAGATAGGTTCCCCAAAGTAACTGTCTGCCATGTGATCGCGTGAAATACCGGGCCATCTTCGGATTGCTATGCTGCTTAGGAGCACCTGGTCTATATGTCTGATACCCAGCCAACATCCCATCAAACCTGTATAGAGGGAATGTAACTACTCCTTCACTTTCATCGATCCACTGTCTATATGGGTGTATATCATGGCGGTAGTTACGAGTTAGCAAATGAGCTTCCAGCTTTCCAAATTTTGTCATATTCCGTTCTTCCTGCATACTGGGCATGTGTTCTCTGTGAAATATGGGAAACTATTATCCAGCTCATCTACCCACTGTTTATGGTCGAAGCAGAAAAATATCTCCCACGGCATTCCATATTCTTCCATCCATAGGCGGATCTGCATTTCTATTGGAATCGGCGGTATTGCAGACACCATATCAACAGGATAACAGTTCAGACGACGTTCCAGTTCTTCTACTCTCTTCTGGAGATGAAATATCCGATCCAGATGCACACGCCGCTCCCGTGCCATTTTAAAATAAAGCTCGCCGGTCATCATTAACTCCTACATTCAGGGCAAGAGTTCCCTTCCGCAAAATAGGGGAAACTGCTATCAAGCTCATCACACCATCTGCGATGGTCGTAGCACCAAAACGCCTCCCACGGTGCACGGAAATACTTCATCCACCAGGACACTCGATCAGGTATATCTGCTGGTGGCAGCTCTTCTGGCAATAATTTGCCTGATAATTCCCTTTCCGCCCGCGCCAGCATTCCTTTTAGACTCGCATTCTCTTTTTCAAGAATATCTATGCGCGCCTGTAACTCAGCTTTCGTTGGCATGGTCCGCCTCATGCTTTTCAGCCACCAGCGGCAATAAAGCCCTGGCCATCTTATGAACCAACAGAGCATCGATAATGCCAAGCGTATGCCCCGGCTTAATGTTTAATGCCGCCTCAAGGTGACACCTTTCTAGGTCACTTTTCTCGGCTTGTTTATGATGGTCTGGCGTAATAACGTCGCCCAAAACACGGCTAATTCTTTCTCGTAATTGCTGGGTGCCTGCACACTTGATCGCTGTATCGTGGAGACGGTTAACCAGTTCGCGATAAACATGCGGCTTAATGCGGATACGTTCACCTGTGACGCCCTTTCCTGGCGCTGGCACCGAACTATCCGGAATATCCGGAATATCCGGATAGTTGCCAGCCTCGTAAGCTACCCGCAGCCAGTGCATGAATGTTTCAGTGGACACACAACCACAGTCCACATCGATTTTTCCGCGTTGCTGTTCCAGCCACTGCTCAAAATTCAATCTACACGTATTACTTTCATGTTGCTCTTTTTGTCTCAAGGCCAGCACCTGTTGGGCCAGTTCCAGAACGATACCGGGTGACGCTAACCTCTCAAATTCCAATAAATAGTTTGCGTCAGGATGACAAGTAGCCTCGCCTGCAAAAAATACCAATTGCTGTAAGTATGCTGTCGTTAGAGTAGTCATTTCTTTTTGCGCCATTTCTTTTCACATTCCTTAGTCCATTTTTCAATGTTCATTTTGGCAATATCAGTCATTCCATCACCTAAGAAATACTTTTTCCGGTACGTCTTGCACTTAAACCACACTACAACAGCCACCAGCCAGAAAATAAAAGGCCATACGGCAATACCAACTCCAGCCGCGATAAAGCCCAATATCCATAAATGAAGCTCTCCAACTTCTGTTTCCGGCAATATTCTTAAAGAATTAAACAGCAGGCTGAACGAATGGTCGTATGCATTGGCAGTATAAGACATGCAATCCATATAATTAAAGTCATAGCCTGCGGCTGCCGCCCATAATGGGCGGTCAAGAAAATGTTTTAGTGTCATCATATTAATTTAAGGTTCAGGCCAGTTATCTTCAATAGCAATGCTTAATCTTTGTAGCCATTCTGCTAATTTCAGCATTGCTTCTCTTTCGCTTAAACCACACGGAAAATCATCAAGCGATATTGTTGGCTTGAAGTTTCCCAAATTATCCATTTCAACGGTCAGATTTTGCTCCAGAACGGTATTTCTTACGCGGCTATTGTGCCGAAGCAAATATACTGAACGTGATTTATTGGTTTTGTGGTCGAACGTATATTCGGTAAGTATCATCTGACTTCCGCCATGATTATTACCGCGCCACATAATTACTCCGTGTTAATTGAAATTTAGCTATTAATCTTCACTTTTATCGCGAACACCTTTACCGGTTTATCACCGAAGTGTGGATGTGTGATTGTTTTTATTTCATATCCGTTATACGGGACGTCAATTCTGCGACTGAAGTCTTCGCGCTTCGGATATCCCTTTGTGATAATCAGGCGGTCATACTTACAGTTAACGAGGCGCTTATTCCAGTAGTCATTACACAGGCGATACTCTTCCGTTTTCTCCCCGCGAATCATGGCATCGAAGTATTCACCTTTAACGGCAAGTTGCAGGTTAGCCATTACCTCACCTCCAGTCTCCATACCGCCTGACCAATCCGGCTGGCATGGGTATCTTTGGATACTGTTCCGTCTTTAGCCAGCTCCATAAGAATTTTGCGCAAATCTGCCGAACGCCATTCTTCATCAGGAAATTCCTTCTCCATTGCCAACCGCAGATTCCAGGTTGCCATCCTGAATGGATATTCCCCGCCGAGAGCTTTATCTTGCAGGGCAGCCCGGGAACGCATCACCTGCAAAACCTTCTCTTTTACATCCATCATTTCGCCTCCTGCGGCGGTTCTGGTAGCGGCATCCAGAACAAGGCGTTCCCTAACCACGATAAAGTGCCGTCGCTCAACTCCACGTATTCCCCTTGTACCTGTCCTGCCATATACTCGCCGTGCTTTGAATAAATTAAAATCCAATCATCTTGAGGTGGCATTCGCTCACTACAGCTTATCCAACCATCCGGAGTTACCGGAGAGTTGCCTGCCAGTCTACGCAAAACAGCCTTAACAGCCTCAATACGGTCATCATCGCAATTTTCCAGCGTATCTATGCGGTCGAGCATGATGATGGCGTTATCAATATCAGGATTGCCGGTCCACTCATTACCGCGATTGGATTCGGCAGCCTGGTTGCCAGATGCTGGCTGATTGTCGGCTTTACCCAGTCTGTCGTCGCTGCATGAATGCCCTTCCAGCCAGGCCAATGCTTGTCGCATGAAATACGCAATATGTTTGCCGTGGTAATCGTCTTCATCGATGTGAAAAGCGATACTACGAATGTATTCAATTGCGTTTTCAATGGCCTCTAACGCTATCGGCGCTGGCGGAGTGGTATATAGTTTTCGACATTTGTATATCCAACCGGCATGGTCAGGCGTGTCTGTAAAACGCAAATCGTCTTCGTAGCACTCACGACTACGTTCTTTCCATTCCGTCCACGGAACACCGCTATTCCAGGTGGGGCGAGTGCAGGACTGATACAGAACAGGCTCTGCTTCCAGCGATGCCAGCACGATACGCGCCAGTTCTTCCGCTTCTTCTGCTGGCAGTACAACGTTGCTATCAGGTCCGTATGTTTCGCGCCACTGCTTGATTGTCAGCAGTCGCTCTTTGGTAATAGTGATCATGCCGCGTTTCCTTCTTTCTTATTAACAATTACACCGTCATATATTTCATTAAGGTGCCCTCTCAACTCCATGCGCCTTAATGCAGATAACATGTAATCGCATTCAACCTGCTTATTCCCAATAAAAGGTTTATCTTCAGGGTTACCCCAACAGCAATTACCCTTGGGCCACCCATGTACTTTCCGTACTCTTCCGTT